AATCTGATTGGTATCCTTCCATATGTCAATCACCTGTGAGCCAGACTCGATATTGTTGCACAAAATCTCTGCAAACTTGAATATATTGTGGGTTCCGAATACAATATCTACAAACTTATAATGCTTTTTGATATTTTCAACAACCTCCGGCTCCTGCATCATGCAGCCGCAGAGAGCAATCTTCATCAGAGGATTCTTTTTCTTGTAGTTCTGCAGATATCCAAGCCTGCCATACACCTTATTGTTAGCATTCTCACGTACGGTGCAGGTGTTGTATACAATAAAATCCGAGTGCTCATCAGTTCCTTCCACGTAGCCTATCTGCTCGAGTATTCCGACAAGCTTTTCTGAGTCGCGCGCGTTCATCTGACACCCGAAGGTCTTTAAAAACAAGGTTAGTGGTCTTCCCAGTTCTTCGGACTTTTTCTTGACATACTGCCTAGCCTTTGCCATGTAGTAGTACTGTCTCTCAGGCTCGTGGGTTGGCGGTGTCTGGGTGATATCTATGTCATCTAAGTTAATCATGTGTTTTTCCTCTCTTAATTAATCTCATGTGAGTATAGCACATTCATTCGATGTTTTGCAACAAATCATTGTCAATCAGACAATTAATGTATTCATTCACGCTCATGCCTCTCTTGGAGGCAGCGCTTTTGATTTTTTCTTTTTTTCCCGCTTTCATTGTCAGGTTGATTCTATCATATTTTTCTTTGATATATTTATTAATGTACTGGTTTTGATTAAACTCACTCATATTATTTGTTCCTCTTTTCGTTTACGATGTATATTATAACTAAGATGTCGAATATTATCTGACTAACTAAAAATAATGTTTCCATTTTACTACCTCCATTGACTTTTTCGTATTTTCGTAGTAAGTTGAGAGTGTGGGGAGCTTTCCGCTCCCCTTTTACTCAACTGTTTGTTGGTTACTTGTTGAGTATTAAGTTTAGCAATTGTAAAACGCTTATTATCAGATTTATAATTGCTGTGGCAAGAATGATGTTTTGAAGGGCTTCATTCTTGCCTTTTTTCTTTTGTCGTTTCTTTTTCTTACTCACTTGTCTTACCTCCTTACATGATTATAATACCACATTATGCGCATAATGTCAATAGTATTTTGCGCATAATGTTATTTTAAAATAAAAAAATAGGACATCCATCAATCTGACAGATGCCCTATGTGATAATAATTATTTAATTTATTGAGTCGGTCGGCAGCTCATTGGTATACTTTGATAGTGCCTTTTTAACTGTGCGCCACACCTTTTCTGACCTCTTCACTTTCCAAGTAGTAGTCAATATCGCCCTTCCAGCTCTCATCACTCGGCTTGGCCGGTGCGGGTGCAGGCTGGCTTGTTGCTGTTGTATCTTTTTCTCCAGGCTCCACGTATAAGAGGCTGGCATCCGTGCTGTTATTGAGCCCGGAGCAGGTGAATGCACTGGTGTACTGCCATCCGTACAGGCTGTGTGCAATAGCAGGCTTCTTGGCATCGTTCGGATCGTCTCCGATAGTCATTCCTTTTGTTGATGGATAGCGGGCCATCCAAATTGCATTTGCGTATAACTTTTATTTCTCAAACACGCTAACATACTTGCTTGATGCTGTAATGTATAATCCTGACTTAAGCTTATACATACTACCGCTTCCAACCTTGATAGGTCCCTGAATCACAGTAAATACCTCGTTCTTCTTTACTGTTCCTGCTGCCGCAGATGCATCCCATGATGGTGATTTTCTCACAGTCAGTCCATCAGCTCCATCATATATCACCTTAACATACTTCTGTTTTGCTGGAGTAACAGATGGTGCCTGTGGCTTTGGTGCTGCTGGGGCAACATAGTCAGCAAGCGCATATGCTATCGCATTGCACACATCATCAAATTTATTTTTGTAATTTGATGCATCCGGATCATTTACAAAGCATACCTCTATCAACATAGATTTCGCTTTTGTCCTATGGACTACATACAATCCTGATCCATCCTTTACACCACGATTATTAAATCCCAGTGCTGAGATATGTTCACATACCTCAATGGCATCCTGGTACTGTCTGCCCTTGTAAGTATACACCTCTACTCCTTTTCCCTGCTTAGCTGCATCGTTGTTAAAATGAATGGAGATAAACCAATCAAGGGTATCCTGATTAGCAAGTGCTACCGCCTGTTTAAGATAAGCGGACTGTGATGCTGCCTTATCGATCGTACATGGTACTACTGTTACTCCCATACTTTTAAAGATTTCTGTAAGCCTTGCTACTACTTTACGTGTCTCCTGTGACTCAACGATCACTCCACTTGTACCGTATCCCGGTCCTGAAATTGTGTGTCCTGCATTTAATCCTATTCTCATTTATTTGTCCTCGCTTTCTTTCTGATCTGCAATATGTTCTGTCTGTGATTTGATATTTTTAACCAAAGGAATAAGAAACCCCGGTATTGATGTACCTATGTCTACGATATTTTCTAAAATCGAAATAAGCTCATTGCAAATAATCCATATATCTACTATATTTGCCACTAAAAAATTAATCGGAATATTAACTCCAATCGTATGTGTAGCATACAAAAGAAGCTGATCTAATATAGCTCCAACTACTACAAGCAGCCACATCGAGACCTTTTTCTTGATACCCTTTATGCTACGATACGAGCTGATACCTCCGTCCGGACGGTTCTTTGCCGCCATGAGACCTGTTGCATAATCGATGATGTTGCAAAGGACCATAAGTAGTACCGGAACATACAGTGTTCCTAATAATGCTGACAGGAGAGCTGCTATTGCAGTTACCACTCCTTTAATTGTGTTAATGTTGTTCATAAGCTTGCGCCCCTTTCTTTATATTATAAGAGCCGGCACCTCATTTGGTGTCGGCTCCTAGGCTCTATTTGTTAGTTACATATTAAATTTTATATTTTCTATCTCGCTCCCTAACCAGAGTTTAAGTAGCTTAACAAATGGCAAAATAACTATTAAAAATGATATTATGGGAACAATGATTGGTAAGATATGTTTTATATATTACAAACATATTATCAGTGGTGTTGTAAAAAATAAGGAATATTTCCTAGAAAATGTAACTAATCTCGGATTACCATTGCCATTAATGAAGCCTGATTTCCCGACTTTAACATCTCCAATGTTTATGGTGGCTGGTGATTGGAGTACCCCTACTGCCGCAATAGCCGCATTACAATTAAAAGCTGATGGTACATTATCATGGGTATCATCACATGGACATACAGAATCTCTTACTTACATGGGATTCATTGCATATATTGCAAAATAATTATTAGTCATGATAAAATAGTATATAATTTACTCTAATATTACAACTAGCGGTTACTTTATCTTTCCATACGACATAGATACCAGTTGTTGTGATTGTTGGCGATTCAAGATGCCCTGAAAATGCTGCACCATCACCGTTTGTAATTGATACACAAAGATTATCGAAATTGAATGTTGATGAAGATAATCCTAGTGCAGAAATAACATCATTTTTTGACAATAGTAAACATGAGTTATTTTCCGGTAAAATTTCAAGTATTTTGGTACCCATCTTCATGATGGAAATATTCCCTAAACTATTTAATTTATTAAGATCTGTCTTTAGATTACCTAAACTCTGGTTTAATGCACTTATAGCTCCAGTACACGTTCCATCCCCTATCTTGGATATGTCCGTTTTTCCTATCCGCTTTGTGATAAAATACTTTAATCCTGTAAGATCCAAATATTTTGCCATTTTTTCTCCTTCTTTCTATGCAAATGCCGCATCTATTTCACTATTGGTTATTGCAACCATATCCGACTGCTTTATATAGCTGCTTAGGTCAATTTCTCTTGTACCTAATTTTTCATACTTATTGTTAATCCATAAATATTCATCATACACATTCTGTCCTCTTCCAGAATTGGCAATTAAATAAAACGTTCCCTTAACGCCTGTTGATGGCAATGTCTGCACTACTTGAAAATCCAATTTAGTAATACCGGCCATCGCTGTTGAAATGGCCGATGTTACAAATGCTGTTGATGCGGCCTGAGTATTATTTGTACCAGCTGATGCTGTTGGCACTTTAGGTGTACCAGTAAAAGACGGACTCGCTATAGGTGCTTTCTTAGTTAGCTCAGCCTGTACTGCCTTGTTTTGTACCGGGTTTGTTGAAGTGCTACTCAGTTCACTATCTACTGTTGTCTTATTTGCACCTTCCGCTATTCCATCAAGCTTTTTCTTATCACTTACTGACATAAGACCATGTGCAGTCTGTGTTGCATCAGAATAAGTTGTATTTGTCGGTGCTCCATATGTACCATCCCCTCGTAAATACTTTCCATAATCGCCAGCTGCCGGTGCAGGTACCAATCCTGACGTTCCAGCTGCTGAAGCTGTTGCACCTTTCATAACAGCATACGTTGTATTTTCTTTCGGTGGTGTATAATCGTCAATCATGTCTTTGTAAAACTCTGCATTCATTCCCCGAAGCTCCAACTGCTTGACCAGAGAATCTCTTATTTCCGTTTTTGTCAATCCGCTCACCTCCCTTTTTCTCAAAATATGTCTGTTTTTTGTGTATAATTTGCATATTTTTTAACGGTTTTTATTAAAAAAATAACTGTATTTTTGTGTTCTTCAAAAAAATTCTTCTTAAAGTAATTTTGTGAAATGGTACCCCTTGCCCTTTTCACGCGAGATTTCAAAATTTTTCCGGAGTCATGCCCACATGCCCGTTCGCCATTCAAGAAAATTTCGCAAAAATTGACCGGGTGGGTATTACCAACGCTCCCGGCTCACAAGTTTCTTTTTTCTTTTGAACTTTTGAGGCACTCTGCCATGTCTGATGTTGTGACAACGAACGCACAGACTAATAAGATTGTCATTATCCAGTGCAAGCTCCGGATGCTCCTTCAGTTCCTGTATGTGATGTACCTGCTCCGCCCTTGCTATCTTCTTTTCTTTCTCAGGCAGCCATTTTCCTTTTGCCACAGCCTTTTGGATTCTTGCCCTGCAGTCCTGACACTCAAAGCGATCCCGCTTTAATATCTCTATTCTTTTGGTTTGCCATGCCTTACTGTCATAAAACTTCTTTGCTTCTGTATCTGTCATTATTCCAAAATAAAAAGGACCGGCCCTTTTGCCAATCCTTTATGCTTACACTATATCACACATCAAACGGACAAAACGGACAACTTTATTTATTTTCTTTCTGAGACTGCTGCAGATATCTGTCATGTTGCTTTCGCGCGCTCTCGGCTGTAATGCCTATCTTCTGTGCCACTGTGTTCCAAGAATAGCACCTGACATGACGATACAACATAATCTGTCGAACGACTGTGTCGTCTATTGATATAATCCATGAGATAATTCTGTCCTGCTGCTGATTGAGCTTTCTCTTCTTGGCTTCAATCAGCTCTCTTACACTCACAGCCTTAATTGCCAAGTCTGCCATCTGGTCACTGCTTCCAGTTCCCGGAGTGAATGGCAAGCCTGTAATCTGCATTGCTTTTCCTTCTGCTTTGCTTTCAATCAGCTCCAGTTGTTCTTCCCACATCTTGATTTCTTTTTTGATATAATATACGCTTGTTAATTCTTTCTTCGTCATTTGTCACTCCTCAATTCCGAACCATGCGAGCATAGATATAAAATGCTGCATTGATACCGTTGTACTTGACCTCCGCATCCAGGAACTTGTAGCCCGGATATGCTTTAGTGAGTTCTGTCTCTAATACTGTGTGGTCTTTGGCCATCCTCTCAACACGGCGCTTCTTGAACTTGCTATAGCTCTTTGTCGGCTCCGGTGGCTTCTTTAGGTTTCTTGAACTCACCCACCGCTTAGTACCGTGTGGATTTCTTGATATATATTCTCCTAAACCTGTGATGAGAAAATCATCATCAGGTGATATTCTTCGTGTGTTTGGTCTGTCGCATTTTTTCCAGAGCGATTCCAGCTCGTCTCTGTCCATGCCGTCTCCGGTCATGAGAATGTGGAAATGTGGTCTCACATATCCATCAAATGCGAGCACGTATATGTACTTGATATTTTCCAGTCCTTTTCTTTTTCTCCGGTAATTTATCTTTGCTATAAAATTCTTGATATCTTTTCTTGCTCTCTCTTCGTCTGCTGGAAGCTTGTCATCATTCCACCCGAACGTGCACCACAGGTCACCTTTTCCAAAGTTGATATTCCCGAGCCTTATAATATACCGCCTTGCATTTTTATCGTTTAAGTTTTTTTGAGCTTTGCTTGATGGTCTCTTTTTGGTCTTCGGCATGTCACTGAGCCTTGGGTAGCTTGGGTATATCTGGGCTTCAAGGAGAGTGGTCTGTGACTTTATGTTGGTGCACTTCGTGGTGGCTGTTCTGTACAGGCAGTTTACCTTGCCCTCTTTGAGAAGCTTCTCAAGCCTCTCCTCCTCGGTGTCATCTATGTATTTTTTGAAAGCCTCTTCGTAGTCGTAGTTGTCGTATCTTCTCATACTGTGTACTCTTAAATATAAAAATCCCTCATTTGTTAATACCCATTACGAGGACGATAAAGAATTTTTACCTATATATTATGGGTTTACTGCTGCCTCTGTGCCGCTCTTATCTTTCTGTTGTATTCAGCCTGATACAGCAGCTTTTTGTCCGTTGTTAGAACGACTCGTTTAAGAGTTGTCTCATACTTTTTCAATTTCTCGCACGTTTGTTCCCAATCTTTCCATGTTTCTTTTTTCACGCTATCTTTTTTCATGATTTTTCCTTTCTATATATGTAGAGACACAGCCTGCTTGTGCAAGCTGTGTATACATGTCTTATAGTATTTGCAGGCCGGTGTGCAGTCGATAGAATCAAATTCACACTTTTTGGGTTTTATTGGCTTTATGTCGCTCAATGTTCTGCTCTTCAACTGCTGCCTCCTTCGGCTCATATCCCATGCACTTTATTGGTCTGCTTGGTTTGCCGCATTTTTCATAATATTTGCAATTCTGACATTCATTTCTGTTCATTGTGTTTCGTCCTATTTGGTTTTGTACTGATGCAAGCGATATATATCTAATTTTGTCCATCTTGGTGAGTTCAGTTCTTCCGAATACCAGTCAATCATATTGGGGTAGTTTTTTTGCTCCAGTTCTTGTACCATTTGTAAAGTGCGTACCATGCCATGCTACTTTTCCTTTTCTTTCTGAAGCTTATCGTATTCCCTAAGCAATAACAGCCCTATTACAAACTCTGTTGTTCCAATCATAGTGAACGCTAAGAGCATCCCATATACTATTAAATCTATTCCTGACATATTATTCTCCTATTCTGCTTCTGACCGAAGCCATTCTTCCCACTTGCTGTGTTCTTCTTTGCATGGTTTGTATTCACATTTTTCATTTCTTTTCCTGCAATAAACATAATCGTCATCATTTTTCGTATAACAGTGTTGACAAGTTCTGCATTTTTCAAAGAAGTTTTCATCTTCCATCACCGCTCTCCTTATCCGGAAGTTTGGCTAGTTTCCACGGTGTACACCTATTGTCACTCCACGATGTTGATCCATTGTTCCAAACGTAAACTCTTCCATTCTCATATTTCGCAAAATATCTTTTAGCCCACTTGGAAAAAATATTATCTCTTACCAGTATTGGTGTATCAACTGCAACTTTTGACCAGTCAACAGGTCTTGACAGTGTGCTTCTATCACTCAACTGCTCCACTACTTTATCCACATCATAGTCGGTTGCCTCTTCCTCTCTGATATTCACTATGTTCTGACAGCCACAATGTGGGCAGTCGAATGCCTCAAACGTTTTTGGTAGTTTTGCCAAGGTTCCAAAAGCTGCTACTTTCTCTGTCGCTAAATATTTTTCTTCTTTCTTTAATTCGAATTCTTTTTCACATATTTTGCACTTCATATTATTATCCTCCGAGGTAAAGGGAGCTGGGTAAGGGCTCCCTTGTGTATAAATGGCTTACAAATCAGTTTCGTGATATAAATAATTCGCATGCCTGGTTTCTTTCGCTTTCGCAGGTGTTTCAACCTATAGCTCATAGTGTGGTGTCTCTATCCAATAGAAATCCACTCCTGAGAGGAGTCTTAAGACCTCAAGCTCCGGCTTGTAGGCAGGACTCGTGAAGCATATTCCGACTGCCATCTCGTCGTTGTATGAGATAAGCCAGTCACCATGCACGGCAAAGGTGCTTGGTGGATTTTCGTTTTCACGGCACTTGTCCGGGTTGACTATGGCCAAGCGTGCATCGTTGATGAGGCGTGCTCCGCCCGGTGTCTTTACTACTGTCATCATGTTGTCGTTCTGCATGATCTTAATCGGTGAGATTAGTGCTTCCTTTGTATCCTCCGCCATGTCCCACAGGAGAGGCTTTCTTTCCGTTTCAAACTGTGGGTCGTGTCCTTTCTGGTATGTCATGAACTCGCCCTTTTCCGGTGCAAGACCGCATGTCTTGATTACGGTACCTAAAAATTCCTTTGTGATTTTTTCTTTGTCGGCTTCCACCATCCATCCGGTACCGTTCAGGATGTACATACCTTTCTCTGTGAGGCCAAACTTGACGCCCCACGTTTTGTAATCAGCTTTTAAAATTTTTTCTAATTTTGCGCAATCTATAAACATTTTCTACCTCCTAACTTGGTTCTTTCCCATATCTTCAAACGCTCTGGCCATGCTCTCCGCAACTCTTTGGAGCGTTTTGAACATCTCTGCAAATGCGTCTCTCAGGCCGTTTCCGATTCTTTCAATATCCTCCGGTATGAGATTGTATACTTTCATTGCCCCATTTCTTCCGGTGTATACTTCGTTACCGCTGTTTTTGGGGAATTGTGACCGTGGATTTTTTTATACTGTTTCTTTGCCTGTCGTTTGTTCATTTTGTTCTCGGAATCTTTTGCAGGCTCTCGCTCGTCCGTTTCTCACTTCCGATGGTCTGAGTATCCTG